ATGCAGCGATGACACGATGTCACTGACAGGCGTAACAACGCCCCGACGCTGGCTGGTCAGAATATCGGTTTCCGCTCTGAGTTTATCTCTGGCAGCGTTGGTTCTTTCCCGGTCAGCACGAAGTTTTGGTGCTGTTTCAGCCAGAACGTCCAGCGTCAGCAATGAGCGTTCAATTGACTCGATACGGGCAATATTCCGGTCAAGAGCCTGTTCAGCTTTGAGTATTTTGTCGTACAGAGCAACGCGGGTTTCCACGTCAGCCGCCTCTTTCAGGTCGGCGAACATTTTTTTCAGTGTTCCTGTTACTGAAAGTGCGCGGGCCCGGGTAAACACCAGTTCATCGGCAAGTTCCATTCCGACTGCATCATCTATGAGGTTATCTGCCTCGAGATACTTCGCGTATCCACGGTGTCTGACGGCGTGGGTGTTACGCTGAGAAAAAGCATTTGAAGGTGGCAAAAGTCTGGAACCACGAGTCCGTTTCGTTTCTGCCAAATTTGCGCATTTTTCATCACAACCATCATCGCCTGAAGGCTCGTCATGACTGGAGTTGCCGTCAGATTTCTGCGCACTTTTTTGATCATCAATTTGCGCATTTTTCTGCGCACTTTTCTCTGTATTTCTGGGGGAGTGTTTGCGCAGTTTAATGTACCGCCGAGCCGTGTCATAACTGATATTGTTCTGACGGCACCAGTCCTGAAGCTTTATGCCGGTTTTGACATGTTCGCGTCGAAATGCCTGCTCCAGCTTTTTCCAGTCCAGCTTTGCCATGTCACCTTCTGACGTTCTCTGTTAAAAACTGATGCACAATGACTGCTGTAAATTTTCAGATTTCACACAGCAGAGCCATGTCTGATTAATGTTTAACCTTATTTAGGTTATATCCGCTTCATTCCACTACAGCACCAGATAGGCTGCCTCGCGGATAAATGCCAAAGTCTCCTGATATAGAAACCCGTCGCCACATCGAGCGCTGATCAACATTTGTATATTCACTGCGACAGAAAGAATTTATTTTATTGAATAGTTAGAAATACAGAATTGCATGCTTTATAAGCATTGACGCACACTTCATTTTTAGCAATATATTCTGTTCTCATAGACGATCAGCCCTGCATGCACTGCCGGACACCGTCGGCAATTTTACAGACCTAAGAGGCAATACCAAAAAGCTAACGCGCTTTATCAAGACTTGAGCAACCAACCAATAAAAAAAGCACCAGTACCGCTACCAATGCCCATTTCGTCGTTGTTCACAGCATTCTGTGTACCCACTGTATTTCGCGTCATATCACCACGTCAGACAATCCTTAAGGATTACATAAGATTTACGCATAATAATGCCCATTTTCAACACAGACAAGGGAATTTATATGTTAAATCAAACGCTAACAAAATCTCTTCTTATATTTTTACTTGTCATAATCGTTTCTGTATCCATCATATACATTGTAAGAACTCCAGTCAGACTTGATGTGAACGATGTCACTGAGATTAACCAGAAACATCCCATTATTTTTCTCATCCGGCATGGGGAAAGATGCGATCGCTCCCAAAGAATATGTCTTTCAGCACATGAGGGAATCACAGTAAACGGAGCTAACAAAGCTCAACAATATGGAGATAAATTCAGAAGAATGTTTCCATACTACAGTCTCTATTCTACAGACACACTCCGAACAATGCAGACAGCCACTTTTTTTTCGGGAGGTAAGACAGCAACTATTCCGGACATATCGACATGTGATGATAACGCAGTAAATAATATCCTTAAAATATCAAAATCAGATCATGTTACTGTGATTTTCACACATAATCACTGTCTGTCCAGAATTGCAAAAAAAATGAATGGATGGAGATTTAAACCTGATTATATGGGCACACTGGTTCTGCATCGGGAAAATCACAATCTGATTCTCGACGGACATTTAAAACCAAACGAGCTTACCCAGTGATCCATTTGTTGATAATGCACTGGCATTGATTCAGGTTATATCTCTCCTCATAAAAAAGGCCAGCGATTGAGCTGGCTCTGTTAATCGAGGCATTGCATCCTGATGTACTCCTGCAGGTAGTTAACCTGCGCGGTTATCTTGTCGATTCCACTTCGGAGACGGTAATAATTGAGTTCAGCATCTGCTGTAAGTCCTGAGCTTTCTCCATCGCCCATGCCGCTGGCTCCGGTCGTTGACTTTGCACAGGTGGCGGCGACTTGCAGGCGCTTACGCCCAGCAGAAACATCAGCACGGAGACTTTCAATAGTCGCGTTAGCATCAGCAAGCTCCCTGGTGTATCTGGCATCGAGTGCAGCAACATCACGCTGGCGCTGCTGTATGTCAGCAATGGTGGCGTTCGCCTGGCTGAGTTTTGTCTTCGCATCATCTCGCTGCTCTTTGTAGGTGATGGCGTTATCACGGTAATGGTCTGTTGCCAGCCACAGCGATCCACAACCAAGCAGCAGGACAATAAGCACGCCATACAGCACACGATTCATATCACCACCAACGGATTGCCCAGACCAGAACAGCAATTGCCACAATACGAATGGCAAAAGCTGCCGCTCTTGTTAAATCCAGACTTGCTGGCGTCTCCACCTCAATGCCTTTCATAATGGACAACCTCAGAAAGAATCTTTTATACTTCCTCACAGGGAAAGAACCTCCCTACCCATAATTTCTCCCTTGCCTTATTCAAGGTCAGAAACACAAAACCCCGCTTGCTGCCAACAAACGGGGTTTTTACTTTTACTCACTTAAATTTTGCCAGTTCGCAGGATTTCGTGTTATCCGTTCGCGTTGGTCAACGGCATTTTTCAGCAGAATATTCTGCTTATCTGTCGATACTCCAGCACGCCAGCGCGCTCTCCTGGTCACGCCGCGATACCTGCCCGTAACAGTTATTTGAGCGGTTCCGACAGTCCCTGCCGCCGTCATATATCCATCGGCGGATTTCAGCACATGCACCTTTCCGGTCTCCTGCGTTCAGTTTCCGGTAAAACGTTGAGGTGAAGCATTTCGAAGGCCCGATGTTGTACGGACAGAATGACGCGATGCCCGCTTTCTGCGGTTCGGTCAGTGGCACTCTGATGTTTTTCTCCACCCATGCCAGCGCCTTATCACGCTCAATGGCGTTAACCCGGTCGCATTTTTCCTTCGACAACTTCATGCCCGGGACGACAGGTTTGCCATCCACCATGATGGCACCACGGCAGATGGTCCAGATCCCCGCACCATCACGGTATGCCGTGGTGTGGTTACCTTCTTTTTCGTCAAGAAACTGGTCGAGGATTTCAGGCGCAGAAGCACCCGCAGCAATCAGCGCCAGAACGACCGCTGATAAACCATAGCGGAATTTCCTGCTCATCAGCTTACTCTCCCCGCGCCGCCTTACGCCGGTCCTCTTTGATTTTGAAATACAGGTTAGTCAGGTACGTCAGCAGCCCAAACAGCAGACTCCCCAGCACGCCTATTGCCGCCCACTGAGACGGGGAAACCCTGTCCAGCAACTGCAGGAACCAGTAGCCCGTTCCCACCGCTGACGTGGTGTATGACACACCTGTTGTGATTTTTTCCATCTGGTACATACCCCGTCTCCCGCAATCCGGAAGCTCACAACAATATAAAGACCACCGGCACACACCGATGGTCCCTTGCGCATGCTTACATCATCATGTCGCTGTCAGGTGTAGGTTCACCGCCATCTGAAGCACTCCCGTCACCCGCGATACCTTCCGGCTCAGGAACCGCTGGTACGCCCAGCAGCTCATCCAGAATGGCATCCACTTCTGCATCAAGACGCGACTCAAGGTTCTGGCGGAGTTTCTGTTTCAGTGCGCTCCGGACTTCTTCAGAGCGCAGGACTTCCTTCACTGCCTCAGCAGTGACCAGGGATGTGATTTCTGACATGGGATTTTCTCGCTGAAAGGGGTTGTTAAGGAGTAACGGGTTCTTCGGGCTTGCTTCCGGCTGACTGACTGGCGCTGATTTTCTCAGCGGCCCTTTTATCAATCTGCCTGCACCAGAAATCGCGCACAGCCCTGTACCCACCCGAAAGAAGATACAGCACACAGACCGCCGTACAGAAGTACAGCATCACCTGATGAATAAATGTCATAATTTCTTACCGTTATGGTTGACAATGAGAATTGTTTTCATTTAAAAACCAATGTACGAAAGCATCTTTTCTTTACATTCTCCATTGGGATTACCTCCGCCAGCTTCCATTCCTGCCGCTGGCGGCTTTTTTTAGCAATTATGCGGCTGCTCCAGCTTTGTTTGCTTTAACTTCCACCGTATCAATAAGTACAGGGTAGGTTTCTGCACTACCTGTAATATCCGTAATGACAAACCTGTTGAGTCCATTAGCAGTATTGGCCCATTTCACCAGGTCAAACGCCTGTCCATCCACACCATCAAGCACCGGAGTAACATTAATGCTGTTACTGCCCTTAAATTTAAATGCAAGCGTATGCCAGTCATGGTCGAATGCGCCAAACGTGCCAAGTTCTTTTTGTTGATTAACTGTATGATGGTATGCAACATTAATACTGGCTTTATCTGTCTGGACAAAGAAAGAACTCAGATGGCCTTCACCACCCTCACCCGGCCATTCCGCTATTCGCCAGTACAAACCAAAGGCATACTTGTTTCTGGTTGTCTCAAGATTGACGTTTTCGGGGATTTTAAACCGGACAGCAATTTCCCCGCCTTTTTCCAGTAAAAGTTTTGCCTTGTCTGCAGCAATATCACAGTACATTGACCAGGATTTCGCGCTGTTATTTTTCTCAATTCGCAGAGCTTTATTGCCGCTGTCATCAACCAGTGTGCGCCTGCCATACACACCGTCCCAGCCATAGGGTTTCAGCTGATTGTCTGTAGCTTTTTTGGCATCGTAAAAAATTACAGACTCTGAGGTGGTAACCGGTCTGTCTGGAACAACCACCCCGGCAGTACCATTAACAAACGCAGAAGACTTACCCGCGCAGCTCAGAATCGCAGTTGCCAGACGGTCGGAAATAATCCCACGGCGAGCCCATGAACTGAAATGGCTCGCCCTGTCCTGTGACGTCCAGGTGGCTGAGCTGTCACGCCATTTCGAACCGTAATATCCGATACCCGGAATGTCCGGGTCTTCTTCCGGTTTGTTCGTCGGCACATTCACCCCGTTCTCATCCGTCATGAACGGTACGAAATGGATATTCTTTTCCGTTTTGTTTTTGTAGCTGCCGTACACCGTCTGGTACGTGGATTCGTTCTTCTGCTTCCAGAAATACGTCGTGTCCCCGCATATCCAGGGAACACCGCCAGCAGAGCCACCGACGCACTGGCCTGCCATATCCGCCAGGTCTGCACGGAATTTATCAACCAGCGCACCAAACTGTGCGGCATGATTTGCCGGCGTACCGCCAAAATCAAATTCCCCCTGCATCCACACCACGGCAAACAGCACATTTTTCGGGTTCTTCTCCAGTGCCGCTTTTGTTCGACCGATAAGGTCCTTATACAGCGGCTTGTCCACACCCCAGCGGGTTGAATTCTCCGAGGCGCCACTCGCGTCACTGTATGTGCCATCAGCTCCGGTGGTGAACGCTGAACCACCACGACAGCACGGAACCAGCAGAATGCCCGCATTCGCCGGTATAAACGGCAGCAGTTTTTTGGCGATATGCAGCCCCTGCCCCACGGTTCCGTACTGCCCCTTTGACAGGTCCGCTTTCGGATGGTTAAGACGGCTCATGTCCTGCACATCATGCAGACAATGGTCCGCCGGAATGATGTCGTTATATTTGCATGCTGCACCGCCCGGTGTCACCGTACTGCGACGCGCTAACTGTTTAATACGTGGATCAGGGCTGTCGAATGTATCCGGTAATGGCAGTCCCTCACCGTATGACATACCATTGGACTGACCAGCAAGCGCGATCACATAGTAATATTCTGGCGCAACAGAAGGCGCTGAGGTCGTCGGACGGTTGCCTGGCTCCTCTGGTGATGAGATGCTCCCCTCACTCACAACTGGCTGGATGAACTCCGCACCATAACCAGCTGTCGAAATCAGCGCACTACCATAAGGCTGCCACCCTTCCTTCAGTTTTTGAGTTATTCGTTTCGCAAGGTCTGACGGCGACGCCGCCCTGACAACATCATAGTGTTTAAATGCCATGAATCCTCCCGGCCGGGATAATATTGTGAGTAAAATAAGGAGCGGGCTGAAGTCCGGAAGTTACAGGACAATGGCAGAAGGGAGACTACAGCCCGCAATTCGAAAAAGGTCGCGCAGTTGCGCAGAGTGATTACTATGGGGTATTATTCGCCAGCTGAAATATTACTTCACGTTTCATTGTTTATTCCTTGCCGCCCGCGTCTCCCAGCGCGGGCTTTTTTGTCCATAAGAAAGCCCCTCCGGAGAGGGGCTGGAGAGTGGCGCTATGTGCCATTGCATGGTGCCGGGTGCCTCCCGGTGAGTTCAGCCCGGTGCCACTAAACCCGCGTCATTCTCGTTTTGATAATCAGAGATTATACCGTCACCAGTCGCCCCTCCGCTCAGGGGGATTCACCATGCAGTTTTTTCTAACAAATTCTCATCCGGGCAGACAACATTCAACTGACTTAATTGTGAGGTATGTAACATTCCCGTTGAACGGATACAAAAAAAGCCAGCCGCCAGGGGAGGCTGGCAAACTCGTAGAGCAAAATGCTGTTACGCAAACTTCGTTACAGGGTTATCCTGCAATACTTAAAATATACAATATTTAGAAAACTAATAGTGCCATATGAGATTTTTAAGATTTTGTTATTAATTGCGGTCGTACCTTCCTTTCTGTGTACTTTCCGTATAGCTCACAGGATTCTGGGTACAAAAAAACCCGCGCATCGGCGGGTTCGGCTGCGTGGCAATGTAACCACTCTTATCATGATATGCAGATTTTTACGATCGTAAACTATTTTTTCGCTGATAAAATACAGAGCTTCTCCCTCCCGGCAATTCACGCTCAACATACCGATCCATCTCAAGCCTCACTCCCAGCATCATCAGCATGCCTTCAACAATCCCCTCCGCTTTGTGAAGGCGTTTACCTATACAGGTGTCAGAGCACCCATGTTTCCGTGCCAGCGCCATGAACGTCTCCCCCAACACGTAGTAATCAACCAGCAAGTCATGCAGATCGCGATTGTTCCGGTAAAGGCGGGCTATGCACCCGCATATCACCATCGCATCATCGTCACAGCACTGTGGACGTGATTTTACTTTTTCGGGGATCAGTCCCTTAAATCCGGCAGCAATGGGCGACCATGTAACATCCTCATAGTTATTTACCGCCCATGCCCCCCAGCGCTCAAGAACCTGCCGGATATCACGCATCAGTATCTTTACCCCATCCGCGATGAACCATAAGGACGCCATTGACGACGGCGTGCTTTTTCGCATCTTTATCATCAATGTATTTTCTGACTGTAGCACGATTGCAGTTCAGTATTCTGGCGACTTCTGTCTGATTTCCCCTGGTGCAGATCAGTAATTCAGGTATCGTTTGAATTTTAGCATTCATCAAATGTTCTCCAGTTCGGTGATTTTTATCCCCACTCTACCGCCAGGCACTTTCACGCCGCGAATTACGCGAATGTCATCGAATTGCTCGTCGTCTTCCGCAAATCCGGCGTGGATAAGAGAGTCGAGTAAACCTTTCAGGATGTTATCGAGGTCGCGACGGCGGGAATCTGGTGGTTCAGCAATAATTGTGATGCGAAGTCGTGATTTAGTGAAAATGTCTAATCTGAGTTGCCGGATGATTTGCTGTACGTCTTTTCGGTATTTCTGGCCTTTATCGCTGATGTAGTACTGGCTTCCCCGTCTTCGCCAGTAGGTATTCACCGTCGGCGGCCAGGGAAGCACAAACTCATATTCATTCATGACTTAATCTTCCCCTCCTTCAGCAATATCGCCTGCGTCCTGATCACGCCTTCCAGGTGGTAAAGTCTGGCGTCGTTGTTGTCGAGAATTCGGGTGCGTCGGTCGATCTCCGCGTGGCAGTCACTACAAGCCCATGCACCGATCAGGTCGTCAGGCTTCATTCCCGTTCCGCAAATTCCAGCCATCCGGTAATGTGCCAGAACTGTCGTTTCAGGATTGCCATTGCATACGCCGTAAATCCGTACCTGGCATTCTCTGCCGCGCGCTTCTTTGCGTAGGTTAGCCATTAAGCAGCCTCCCCTGTTACTTTCAGCATTCCGTTATCGAGCGGCTTTCTGGTCAGCCACTGTTGACCACGCCCGGTGATTTTTGTGGTGAACGAGATCTGTATTCCGTGATTTGTATTGACCGCTGTTTCTTTCACTGTGAAATAGCCGCGATCCATATATTCCTGCATTGGCACATTGCGCCGGGAACCTGAAGCAATAAGGATTTTGTGAGCGCGCATCCACGCAAACAGTTTGTTTGGACCAATACCAACAACCTTTGCAAAGTTTCCAATCAAAATTCCGCTGGCCTCGCCAACTCGATCGGCAAACTCAACTTTAGGTGCTGCGAGAGCAAGCTGTTTCTCCAGTTCAGCCTTCTGGTCTTCAAGGTCGGCCGCAAGGCGCAATGCCTCAGAAAAGGTTTGTGGTATTTTCGCGGTTGCCCCTTCAAGCTCTCGCCAACGGTCAACAAGACGAGCGGTGAATTCCGGCGACAATTGGGCGACGACAATAATGCTGTCTCGCTTACCTTGTTCGCCTTCGAAGACGTAAGCCTCGACACTACGGCGCAGTCCTAAGTTATTGATTTTTTCGAAAACCTGCAATGCAGGAAGTTGAATAACTCCAGATTCAGCCAGGCGCTCTATTGATATTTTTACGTTATCTGGACGACTCCCCACCAACTCAGCGATTTCAATGCTGGTCATTTTGATGATGCTGCTATTTATCAGCTCATTCATTGTCATGTCCTCTCATATTGAAAATTCAGCAATAAAAAACCCAGCCGAAGCTGGGTTTGTTAAGTTGTCAATTGTCAGTAGCGATGCAGTGAAGGCGGCAACTCTTTGTTCTTAAGCCTTTCCCATGCCAGAAGGTTCGTCGGCCCGTCAGGCTCATAAATATCTATATCCCGCGTGTGATTAATTAAAACGCCCCTCGCCCTCCCGATGATATACGAGAACTCATAGCCGTAGTCGTGGCATATGCCGGAATAGCCAGACTGAATCAGTTTTAATGCGGGATACAACTCACGGAACAATGCCTGTGAGCGGTTGGCATAATCCCACAGCCATACAAGGCTGTCTGTTTCTTTTGCGGAAAGCCCGTTGGGCTTCTTCTCTTGTTTGCCAGTATTTTTCTCGCACTGGCTGAAATAGCAGTCTTCCAGTTTTTCGAACACATCCCACGCCTGATCGGTTTCTAGCATTTTGGCGTGACGGGCTGCGCCTCGTTCTGTCCAGAGGATGAGGGAGCGAACGTTACGGGCAATTTTCACAGAGTAGTTAAAAGCTACTCTGTGCTTGAACTCACGTAAAGTTTCACCTTCAAGTTTGAAGAAGTGTTTTTCCTCAATGAAACGACCTTTGTTTTCGTGGTGATTCTGGCGAATACGAATAGCTTCTGTGCCGTAAAGGTGCGCCAAAAGTTCGGTAGTGATAACGGGGATCTGCTTGTAAGTAATCGTGGAGAGTGTTTCAACAGAGATTTGAGTTGTCATAATGACGCCCTCGAGTGGTTTCTTAATAACTCACCACCGACGACGCCAATCGTCTGGTGGTGAACTGTGCAGGGTTGGCGTAACCGGGAAACCGACCGGCGCGGATCTCTCCGCCCCCACACAGCCCACCATAATTCAGATGTGCGCGTGCATACGACAATAAAAAACACGCTCGCGGCGTGTATCTGTCGCGGTCTCTATCCAGGACGCCAATCCCGACGCCAGATTTTGCTGGCGCGTGAGGAATATAGCCCCGAATAAATCATCACGTCAATCACCTTGTTTTCCTCGCACGATGTCTTAGCCACCGGATATCCCACAGGTGAGCCGTGTAATTGAAGGCTTTAACGTCAGATTCTTTTGGGATTGGCCTGGGTTTATTTCTGGAACGTTTCGTTGGAAGGTAATTGCAGTTTTCACAGACTATATCGGTAATGCTTCGTCGCTGTCGTCTCATTCATACCTCCTGTCGGTAAATCTGACACCCTGCTCCACAGCCCAGGAAGTTGTGTACTCAATCAGGCTTGCCATACGCTTCACGCTCATCTGCGCACTGCTTTCGCGGATATTGACGTATTCACCTTCAAGACCAGGCAAAACATCAGCTTCCTGTTTTGTCGCCACGGCATGACCGCTGATTAACAAAACTTTCCACTGTTCTGGTTTTAGCCATCTGCCGCACCACTGAACCTGTCGGGAGATATCAGCGACCATCGCGTGAAATTTGGCATTTTGATCGAGATTCCGCTTGTAATCGGTGATGCGGATCGTAACGGGTTTGTCTTTATCGAGAGTTGTTGCAAGGATGGCGTTAATGGCGAATTGTTGCTGCTGCTTACTTCGGAGGAAGATAGTCTGGTTCATTATTCCCTCTCACTGGATTTTCCCAACAAAAAAGGAGCCGAAGCTCCTTTAGTTTCAGAATTCAAATTGTCTTGCCCGCAGGCTTTTCAGCATTGGCATGGCCCGCTGGATAACGGAACTTGACATGTCGAGACGTGTTACCTCCCTCAGTAGCGCGTCTCTGTTCTTCGTCACCATGTAGATGGTCTCAAACGCAATGTCATACAGCTTGTTCGTGTATGAGGAGTTCAGCTCTTTCATAATGGGATACAGGTGTTTGCTGATGTCCTGGGCTTTTTCCATCCAGAGCTGCATGTAGCAAAGGAGGATGATTTCTTCGGCTGTGAATTGTGGCTGAATCTGCGGCTGCTGTTCGGTTGGTGCTGTTTTTCCCTGGCTGAAATAGCAGTCTTCCAGTTTTTCGAATACCTCCCACGCCCGATCGGTTTCGAGCATTTTTGCGTGACGGGCTGCGCCGCGTTCTGTCCAGAGGATGAGGGAGCGGGCATTTTTACCAACTAACCCGATTGTTTCGGGTCTGTTCTTAAACTCGCGTAATTCGTTTTTTTCAATTTTAAAGTAATGCTTTCCGGGCATGAATCGCGTCGTGTTGTTCAGAAAGTTATCAGAAATGTTTTTGATTTTTGTTCCGTAAAGGTGAGCCAACAGTTCAGTAGTAATTACGGGGATCTGGTTATAGGTAACAGGGGAAAGGTTTTCGACAGAAATTTGAACAGCCATAATGACCTCGCGTTTCGATAATTTTTACCTCGCCACCGTCAGGTGCTAATCATCGTGGTGGCGAACTGTGCGGGGTTAGCACTACCGGTCGAAACATCCGGCGAGCCTTTCGGCTCCCCCACACAGCCCGCCATAAATCGCGAATGTGACTGTGCTTAGCGCATAAAAAAACCGCCAGCGCGGTTATGCACCGTTTCGATATCCGGGGTGCTAATCCCGACGCCAGGTTTTGCTGGCGCGTGAGGAATATAGCCCCGAACACGCGACGTTGTCAAACTGATGGCATTGCAGATCCCTACGCAATGTAACACTATGTGTTATACATTAATAACGGAACAAAAAATGCGCATTTTTAAAAACGCCTGGTTTGAGCGATTTGCACGCAAAACAAAATATCCGACCAATCACTGCGCGAAATTGTTAAACAGGCTGATAACGGGCTTATCTCAGCAAACCTGGGTAACGGCGTTATCAAGCAACGTCTGCCACGAGTCGGTGGCGGCAAATCTGGCGGTTATCGCACAATCATTTTCTATCGCGTCGGCACAAGGGCCTTTTTCGTATATGCATACGCAAAAAATGAACGTGAAAATATAACCGCTACTGCGGAAAGTGCATTTCGGAAGGCGGCTCCTCACGTACTCAATCTAACAGATGAACAACTGGCACAACTGATTCTACAGGGTCAGTTTACGGAGGTACCCAATGAGTAAAAATTACCGCAGTGATGCGCTTGCATCCGTACATGAAATGATGGAATCGCTTCATGATATCGGCGCAGTAACGAAACAGACTATGCGAGAATTCGATGAAACTTGTCTCCAGCCAGCGCCGGTAATGTCTCCGGAAAGGATCCGTGCACTGCGCGAACGAGAGCATCTGTCTCAACCTGTTTTTGCCAGATACCTCAACGTCAGTAAAAACCTGATATCAGACTGGGAACGTGGTGTAAAACGGCCGGGAGGTGCCGCTCTTCGCCTTCTTTCAGTCGTAGAGAAAAACGGGATCCAGGTAATATCATGATACTCCAATACAACAAAACCCGCCGAAGCGGGTTTTCATTAGAAGCACCTTTAGTTTTGCTGTTCTATTTTAAGCTTGATAGTTTCATACAAAACAATAGTTGCGCCTGTTTTACATAATTCCCGGCTGTCATACGCACGAGACCAATAACACAACCAGTTCTCGAGATCTTCTCGAGTATAGGTTTTGCAGGCCAGTCCCTCTGCCATTTCCACGATTTCATCGCCTGGTGCTGTTAACTCATAGCCATTCAACAACAAGAAGACATAACCAGCCATCATAGCTGTTCGTTTGTTTGCATTAGCAAATGGATGATTCTGAATCAGACTTTCAATCAATACTGATGCCAGTACAAACATGTCATTAGTCTGTTCATACCATCGAACCATGCTGGGACGAGACTGAGAAGAACTTAAATTATCAACACTCAGCACACTAACAGGTTCATCTGGTGTTTGAAGCTCAATTAAAAGGCGATTAATTTCGGTAAGATCATCAAACGAAAGGTAGTGCACTCCTTCAACAATCTCAGCCATAGAGCACAATACCCATCATTACACTTTTGAAAGTTCTTCCATTGCCTTCTCGTAACGAGAAAAACCGAAATCGAAAGCATTTTTCACCTGCTCACGATGAGTGCAATTTTCATCGATAGCCGGGCGCGGAGCTGCCACAACGCTTTTATCGCGAGGGGGAATAGTCAATCGCGGGTGTTTTTTTAGTGCGTAGCTCATTGGGTGTACCCTTACTTCTCCGTCCTGTTCTTTAACAAAAATCAAGTCAATACAAAATTAGTCAGGCTAATGTTGTTAGCATAGCCTAATACCAATCGTATTCACAACCACAGTAAGTGAAAAAACCCGCCGAAGCGGGTTAAGTGCGGGTGCGTTGAGGATGCCTGACACATCAGAGGTGGCGAGGGATTTCTCCCTCGCCTGGTCTCTTACTCCTCAGGTTCGTAAGCTGTGAAGACAGCAACCTCCGTCTGACCGGTTCGGATTCGTACCTCGCAGAGGTCTTTCCTCGTTACCAGTGCCGTCACTACGACGGTAATACAGATGACGATCAGGGCGACTAACATCGCCTTTTGCTGCTTCATAGCCTGCTTCTCCTTGCCTTTCGGCGCGTAAGAGGCTAACCTACATGTGTCTAGCATGAAATTGGCCTCAGATTAATGTTAGGCGTCTTGCAGGACGCGTAATGTTAACTGGGGCTTTTCTCTGTCTGCCTTACGGTGGCATGCCCGAGGCAGACAGCCTCAAGCACCCGCAGCAATTCTACTTAACTCTCGCTTTACCGCAAACCGTTTTTACCCGATATGGGAATTCCCATATCGTAATGAATTCAGTTCCCTAGTCGATCCATCAAAAACACAACCAGGCAGTAAACGCCCACAACAGCAATAACAGCCAGCGCACCTTCCATTGCCAGTGATATATCATCCGACATATTCCCTCCTTTGGTGTTAATCCCGGCGAACGTTTTTACCCCCACCGACAAATAACATATACTAAAAAAGCGATAGCCATAGCAACGCCTGTAATTGCAAATGCTTCAGGCCAGTTCATTGGCGCACCTCCTGCGGCGGTTCTGGTAGCGGCATCCAGTCGGTTACATTGCGGCTCTGTGTTTCGAAAAATTCATCACCATCACGGACTACATCAAAAAACTCACCGTCTCGATATTGCGCATAAAGAACGAATGCGCCATCACATAAAATAATTACGTGCTGACCGTCATCCGGCATTCGCTCACTACAGCTTATCCAACCATCCAGAGTTACCGGATGGTTGGTTGACGTTTCCGAGATTTCCCGAAAATTATTGGTTGACGAACCCTTCTTTTCCCGAAAGTTTCCAGCCTGAAGCATGACGGCGCTGTCTGGCGGGGCAGCATATAGCGGCACGTATATTTCCGGTTCCTTATCAGCACCGGGTTGCTCTTCCAGTGAGAATGTCTTTCCGGTAAATCGATTCATATAAAGCACGGGCTCTGCTTCCAGCGAAGCCTGAGCAACAAGGGCCAGTGCTAAATCCAACTCAATTGCCTCGAGAGAATTTTTGAATGCTGTCTGTTTTACTGCAAATTTCATCGCCTTTACATTTTCACTAACATGACTGATTAACTGCTCTTTTGTAAAAGTGGTCATCTCATTCTCCTTTGATGCGAATGCCAGCGACAATTGAAGCCTGATAGCTAATTTACTCACAGTACCGCCTCCTGAAAATTCCCCTGATAGAAAGCCAGCACGCGCTGCATAACTTCACTATTCCGGCACTCGCGACAGATTATGTTCAGGCGTCTATCGTAGCGGCGAATTTCTCCGTCTGGTAACTTTCGAATCAATGTCTGGTCAGTTGTTTTCTCCGGTGTCTTACGCCATACGCGATACACCTGTTCTGATGCAAAAACACCGTATTTACCGGACATGTATAAATCGCCACAAGCCAGTACATCCACAAGGCAACGTCTGACTGAATGCCAGCCTGCTCCCGTCGCTCTCTCCAGTTGCGATATCGTCATGCGTTCATTTTTGCGTACCAATCCGATAATTCGTGCCTTCAGTTCTTCCCGCTGTTCGTGTGTAAAAGGTTTCGCCATAAGCGCCTCCGGCAATCACTTTTCCGACACAATACGGCCGGATGAATCGACAATCTGTCGAACAATATCCCGGTGCTTGTTCAGCTCCCGCAGCGCGGCGCAGACTCGCTCCCACTTCTGGACCTGTTTTTTGGCGCGACGAAGTTCTCGACTGGCAGCATGCAGCGATGGAAGCATCACCGAACTGGCAGATTTTTCGGTGAATGATGGAACTTCTCGGATAAACTCATCTGTACTGGCCTTTGCCGTGCTCTCTGATGCCAACGGAAAACGATTCATTTCATCGCCTGCCGCGCTGTTTTCTGCGTCATGGTGTGATTGCTTATTCTGCGATGATAAAGCGCTCAAATCGCCGTTTTCGACATCAGGCATTTTGTAACGGAATTTTCCGTTGCTGATCTCGCGTACCAGGCGTCTCGTTGCTGTTACCACCGCCAACGTGGAAGCAACCTTACGAGTGCTGACACCGAACTTCCCCGCCAGTTCCTCACACGTTTTAGCCCCATCCTGATCGATAAACTCAATCATCATGTCTGCGGTAACTTTTGGAGCGACCTCTTCGGTTACCACATCCGGCGCTTCAGGTTGTAGTGCCTGCCCTTCGGTTACCCCGGCTTCACCTTCGACAGCCAGAAACCAGGTGTGACCCGTTTTATCAACAACGCCATTTTTTTTGAGCTCCCACAGTTCGTTGAGAACTTCTTCACGGCTGATATCAAGCCGCGCCGCCAGTTCAACAGAATTGGCTTTTCCCATCGCTTTCAGTGCATGCAATACGGTTTCCATCGAAAATTTACCTCGTCAAAAATTCTCACATACCCTGACGTCCAACGTTTGACCGCCAGCTCTCCCAGTTAAAATTCACCCAACGACCACCGTTCATGGTCATCCGGTCCATAATCCTCTCACCAAGAAGCGTGCTCATTGCGGCATGATTCAGGTTTGTCAGCATCCCGACACTGCGCAGTGATGCCGTCCGGCGGTCAACAATCTGGTGCAGTACCACCTGCTCGTTTTTCGTCTCACGCTGGATGCCAATTTCGTCAAGAACCAGGAGGTCCACTTCGCACAGTTCACGCAAAAATTTTTCCCCTGACAGTCCGTCGTCATAGCTGGCATGTAACGCGCTCATCACATCCGCCACGGTGACCACTATCACGGATTTACCGGCCTTCAGCAGACGATTACCCACAGCCGCCGCCAGATGATTTTTTCCGGTTCCCGGATTCCCGCTGAACACGAAGTTTGTATAACTGGTCATCAATTCATCGACAATGGATTTCGCCTGGCTCAGAGCATGGCGCTGACCGTCGTTCTGCACCCGGTAGTTCCCGAATGAGCACTTCCTGTGAAGCGGCTGGATGCCCGCACGGTTCAGGATTTTTTCAACCCGCGCCTGATGATTCAGGCGGTTAATTTCCTCGCTGCGCTTACGGCCCTCAGCCAGTTGCCATTCCCGCCATTCGTCGGTCGTCCGGAACGGTGCTGCCACGTGCGGTGGTGCCAGACGGCGCACCCGTTCAAGAATCCCTCCAGTCGAAATGTTTTTCATGGCTGATTACCCCCTGAAACCCGGCGGAATTTCGGTGTCCGGTTCAGAAATGTGATTCACGCAACGCAGGCTGACTGCGCCAGCCTTCGGCAGCGACCACGGATTTTCGAAATTCCTGTTCGGGCCAAAAAACGTCGATGCCTGCTGAACAAATTCAGTTCCCGCTTTCCCGGTAGCCTCCAGGTATCTTGCGTAACGCCTCACGCCATCCAGCACGACATCCGGTGACACCCCTTCGCGTAATCTGGCCCTCCAGGCATTGAACGCGGATTTCTTCGGGTTTGACCCTGCCCGATGCGGATATTCACGCCAGACCCGTTCGAACACGTCAGGATAATCAACTCGTCCCGCAGACGGTCCCGGCATCGCCCGGGTTAACCCAATCGGCTTCCCGCTCATCGCGGAATCGGCTTCAGGCTGCTGCGGTTGGCGTTGTTGCTCCGGTTCGACGATCAGCACCTGCTGCACACAACGCCCGGAATCTGCTTCCGGTGTCGTGCCAGCTGGTCCTGGACGTTCAGTCAGAACAGGACAAAAATCCCCCTGTGGGTCCGTGGCGATTTTTTCGCCATGGACCAGAAGGGTTTTATCCCTTTCCTGTTCTTGTTCCTGTTCCTGTTCTTGGCTTGAAAGGGGCTCTGAAGGGGCTTCAATTTTCCGACATGATTCACGTCTGACATCCAGGTGGAAATCATCCTTATATCTATCATAAAAGGATGATAAAAAAGGATTTTCCAGCAACGCGGAATATTCATTTCTTACCCCAGCACAACGGTTATCGCCAGGTTTCAGCGATTCACCAACCTGCCATGCTGCCATTTCATGCACCCATACAACCTCAGAATCATGGTCATAGCTGCAAAAACCAGCCTCGCAAGCCATTTGAAGCCCCTTAGAAGCCCCTTCAGGATCAAGTCCGGTTTCGTGAGCAATGTACAAAACAGGCAGGTAATAAAGGCCCAGCATATTGGAATGAGGCGAGGTCATCATATACAACGCCACTACCATACTTTCCGGACCAGACTTCCTTAGTTTTCGCCCTGTATCGCCTAACCAGAACTGAGGTGAAATTGTTGCGTAATTACGCATAGTCCCCTCGCATACAAGATTTACTCCATACCGCAGACGGTCCCGGTATCTCCCGGGTTAACCCAATCGGCTTCAGGCTGCTGCGGTTGGTGTGACTGCACATTGGTGTGACTGCACATCTTCACAGACGGTCCCGGTATCTCCGGGTTAACCCAATCGGCTTCAGGCTGCTGCGGTTGGTGTTGTTGCTGGCGAAATTCTTCCAGATGTGGCAGAATTATTCCCGTGTATTGCTCCATGCCCTGCCTGAATATCAGATGTTCATCAGGATTTGCTCAGAACGTCCGGCCCCAACCGGACGTTTTTTATTTGCATGAACGTTAATGGCATGCTGGAAAGCCCGGCTGATCGGACTGATATCAGATGCCATCTGGAACGCGCATAAAATCGCCGCGATGTATCGCCAGTCGGTACGACTGACCTTCGATTCATGGCAGCCAATCATCTTCGCCAGTCCCCTTTGCGTCAGAGCTGACAGGTTGATAAGTAAATCCGTTTCAGCGCGATCGATATCGCGCTGTGACAGTTTGCTGTAACTTGTTTGTGACATTTGTTAATTTTCCTATATTGATATGGGGTTAAGCGGCAATCCCCAATGGGTTTGCCACTGATGTTTGCTCACCCTGTTAGAGGTGAACGACCAGCAATGTTAAAGAGCGGTGTTACTTATTCAGCCTGGTTCGGATGAGGAAACAGGTGCGGTAAGTCCGGGCGAATTTCGTAAGCCTTAACCTGACCATTGGTGGCATTAACGATAGCGAAAACTTTTTCAGGAGAAACTTTTCCGCCTCGCAACCATTTATGAACAGCGGGCTGTGATACGCCGCAATCAGCTGCAAGTCGTTTTTGACTGCCAACAATATTCAAGGCTCGCTGAATCACTAAATTCATGAGCATACCTCTACAGCAAATAAAGCATAACCAAAAATAACATGAGTTATACACCAGGGCAATAACAATTGTTGTTTTACTTTTGATAACCGTGGTTATAGATTACAGGTATGAAAACATTCGCAGAAAGACTAAATGCCGCCATGAGTTCAGCCGGGTTGTCACAAGCACAACTTGCAGACATGGTGGGGGTATCACAACCAGCCATACAAAAGATGTCATCTGGTAAAACAACCGGATCACGTAAAATGGTCGAATTAGCCAACGCGTTAAGAGTTCGCCCTGAATGGCTAAGCTCTGGTATAGGGTCAATGAGACCACAGAGCGCAGAAGAGCCATCTAATGCTCGGGAATCATCTTTAAAAGCTATCGCCTGGGATGATCATCAAAATGATAATGAAGAATTTGTTGCGCTCCCCCTTCTAAATATTTCACTTTCAGCTGGCGGAGGAAGTTGTGCATTGGAGGAGTCCGCAGAATTCTCTCTAGTTTTTAGGCGCTATTACCTGAAAAAAATGGGAGTTCCAGAAAAAGCGGCAAAGTTGGTCAGGGTTGTTGGGCAAAGCATGGAGCCAACACTCCATGATGGTGATGTGGTGGGGGTAAACACGCAAGATACGAGCATCAGGGATGGTAAAACATATGCAATTTGCCAAGCTGATTTGTTAAGGGTAAAAACGCTCATAGCCACGCCAACATCGGTAATTATCAGATCGATAAACCGCGAAGAGTATCCTGATGAAGTAATGAACAGAGAAGAATTCTACAAAAACGTAAGAATCATAGGGCGAGTGTTCTGGTCATCACATAGCTGGTAATCAGACTCCAACTGAACTTTTGCTATAAGAACACTCACGAAGAACGGCCTTTTATTGTGCTCAATACCACCGATGGTAAACCATTCGCCAAGTAGCCAATTCATAAAATGCCATTTCTAAATCCCCCCGGCTCCAGTGCCGGGTTTTATTTACTTAATTACACAGTCGCATATCCTGAAGTAACACATCTATAGCTAACTTCACAGCGAGATCATCCAATTCATCATGGTGAAGCACTCGGATCATTCCCGCAATAGCATCTGCTGAAATAGCTTCCCCAGTAGCAATAACCTCAAGCAACGACACCCCTAGAATTTCGACTACCCGCTGGTGCAACACACCAAATTCCCCTTCGATTAACATGCAATCACCCATAACAATCAGCCTTTCCCCCTTGAAAATATCACGCGGATACCACAAAAAATAAAATATTTTTGCTATCAGTCATTTATAACGTTTTTCATAAAATGATAAATATAGTTATTGCACAACCAGATAACTTAGGTTATTTTCAATTCAACAGCAGGACGCTGGAAGCCAAACGGAACAGATTGGCCGGCTCTTTAACATTGATGGACTCTCAACCTAACCGTTGAGACCAAAATCTAAGTGGTTTTGGGGATGACGCGAATTTCAGTTGCAAGGCCGCGATCGAGAAGAAAAACACCTCGACGCGTCATACACCAAAGCCACTTAAAGGAGACCATCATGGTAACCATAATCTGGAAAGAATCCAAAGGTACGGCAAAAAGCCGCTATAAAGCTCGCAGGGAAGAACTTATTGCAGAGCGGCGCAGTAGTGAAAGACTGACACGGAAGATTGCGCTAAAGATCTCTGGTTGCGTCGGAGCAGACAAAGCAGTATCACTCGGAAGCCTTCGCTGCAAGAAGGCAGAAGAAGTCGAGAGTAAACAGAACCGTATTTACTACCGCAAACCACGCAGTGAAATGGGTGTGACTTGCTCAGGCCGCCAGAAACAACGCGGAAAATCAATTCCGGCTTATTACGATTGAAGTTAATGATGAAGTTCAAATTGAACGATGAAGTTAAATGGTCAAGCTCATCAAACGGTGTAACGAAGGTAAAAATCGGGTTTATCGTCGAGGTGATTCCTCCTGGTGTCAACGTAAAAAAATTCGAACTAGGCCGTCTGCTAGATGCACCTGGCCTTCCGAGGAAAGAAGAGAGCTATATAGTTTGTGTAGGTTCAAGACCCGGATCTCGTGCCAAGCCAAAATATTACTGGCCGCGAGTTAATAACCTGCGTCGATTACAACAAAAAACTTGCGCCCTTAAAACTTGAAATTCTTCAGGCCGCCGGAAAAATGCAGCTTAAACTGGACGAATTCATCGACTGTATGGATGAAATGAATAAAGCAGTTCAGAAGCTTAAAGAGCTGACCGCCTGATATTAATAAATTGCAACTACCGGAGTTAACTATGAATGAAACAGAACTGAAGCACATTATCGCCCTGCTTCTGGAAGATGCCAGACAGGTTTATCGACTTAGCCCAAATTCCGCAACGCAGGAACGCATCCGGATAGCGGAAACAGCACTGAAACAGGACAATGGAAACGGCATATCCAAATTTAGCGCCGCCAGTGAAAATGAAGTAATAGAAATAAACAGCAATATCAGCGACAGTTGCGTCGCTTACAGCCACCAAATAATTCGTGTAAGTGCAAGAATAATGGAAGTGATGGCAAGTGAGCTTGAAAAGAACAACATCAAGCCCACTGATTGTTGTTTAAGAACCGTAATGAACGTTATTTATTACTCGATGTTCCGAAGTCGCTAACAGCGTCGAGTTTTTCATTAAAAAATGATTCAAATGCATCGTAAAATACGGCAATAGCACCGCCCTTATCTACCGCGGCAGGAACTGCCTTTTGAGGTATATCTTTCTCCGTAAATTGTGTGTTGTAAGTATCGACAGCCAGCCGCATCAGAAACATCACTTTTTCTTCTTGTGTCATAAATTCACTCTCCTTACGGGGTTTGTAGTTGAGGAGTTCTCCACGGGTGAGGTGGAGATCGTGCGCCGGACACGGGTGAGTTCCTGCACTCTCAGTTTACTGAACAGACATTACCCTGAAAGCCAGGGTACTACACGAAAGCGCGAGGCGAAGACTCTTTCCCATAGAAGGATTGTCGTTAGATTTCTTCGACCGTGCGCTTCCGGTTGTGAATAACAACATTGCTGTGTGTAACCCTTGGCGGATATCGGTTTGCCGATTGCTGATGTCCGCCCTTTTTAAAGTGAATTTTGTGATGCGGTGAATGCGGCTCAGCGCACGCGGAACAGTTAAACCGACAGGATGTCACGGAAAGTCATCGTCCCCTGACCCGGCGTTAATTGTTAACTGGTTAACGCCACCTGGAGGCACCAGGCACCGCATCAACAAAGTTCATTTGTGAAAATGGAGATAATTATGATTGCTCATCACTTCGGAACTGATGAAATACCACGTCAGTGCGTGACGCCTGGCGATTATGTTCTTCATGAAGGTCGGACATATATCGCTTCAGCAAACAATATTGAAAAGAGAAAACTCTATATTCGTAACTTCACAACAAAAACATGCATTACCGACTGCATGATTAAAGTTTTCATCGGGCGCGATGGCTTACCCGTAAAAGCAGCGTCGTTGTGACGAGTAATAAAATACACCTTCCATATCTGTAACAGACAAGCCGAAATAAAACCGCATTAATTATCAATCACGGAAAAATCAAAATGAAAGAACTTGCGCAAAATGAAATATTTTCCAAAACCAGTCCTGATGCAATAAATGAACTCAAAGAAATTGCAGAACGCATCAGTAAAATATGCAAAGAATACAAAATCGACTTTGTATTTTCTTTTTCAGTGCTTACAGAAGTTGGAAATAACGAATATAAGGACAGTCGTTTTGTTTTATGTGGGTTAAATGGCAAAACACCAAGCCCATATATTCATGCTGCACGTGAAGTTGTCAGAAGCAACATTGGAGTACAACAAATCCATACACTTGCACAGGTTCTTGAGTTTGCAAGAGAAAATTCTGAGTGCGACTGCCCTGAATGCCAGCACGAAAAGGGAAAAACAACTCACAAAACAGCAAACCAGGCAACCTTCCACTGAAATAAAAATCCGGCAGCGCAGGCTACCGGATTTCTCCCTGCGTCACCGTATTCGGAGAAATCAGACAAAGGGCCGCTAATTCTAATCCAGCCAGAGGTTTAAATACAATGAGCGCTGATAAACAGACTTTTGCACTACACTGCGAAGCAAAAAACGATAAAGTCAGAAAACGCCTTGGCATCAAAGGCGGTTTTTTCTGGACCGAGGCCAGAAAACTTTCTGTCGCAGTTTCCCGCTGCATTGCAGCCATGGACGATGCAGGCTACGACGAGGATGATTTCAAAAAACCCGTTCGCGTAAATTTCCCCGTCGTGAATGACCTTCCACCGGAAGGCGTGTTTGATACTGAATTCTGCAACCGCTATGAAAAAGGCGGTAACGATGGCATCACCATGATGGCTATCCCCTTCGATGACAACATCAACGGTGAAGATGCCACAACTGCTGGCGATGACAACGATAACCTGGACGGAACTATTCCGGATGATGTGGAGAAAAGCGAATCCCCGGACAGCAACGATGACTGTTCTGAGTGTGAAATTCCCGTCGCCACTCTGAGCCTTACTCATCGCTTCCTTCACCTCTTCTTATTCAGCAAAGATGAAGATGGAAAATACCGGCATCATGCCACACCAGAACAACGCAATAACGTGATCCGTATGGAGATGGACACAGAGGACAGTTACCTTCAGAGCCTGCTTACTGCTGTGCGCGCCGCGCATCATGAACTGGATAAACTGACGAACTATCACCTTAGTCGCCTGGCTGAATCTGTAGGGAAAGCATTCCCCCACTCTGCAAATCATCGCATCAGCCCGGCTGAATTCGACAAGTTCATTTCCACCTGGATGAAAACTGACTACCTTGATCAGGGCCTGCTGACAAAAGAATGGCAGAACGGAAATTATGTTTCAGGCATTACCCGTACGCCTTCCGGTGCTAACGCTGGCGGCGGAAATATTACCGATCGTGGTGAAGGATTCAAACATGATAAGACATCACTCGCACGAGATGTAGCCACCGGCGTTCTGGCCCGTTCAATGGATGTGGATATTTATAACCTGCACCCAGCACACGCAAAACGCGTTGAAGAAATCGTGTCAGAGAATAAGCCGCCCTTTTCTGTTTTTCGCGACAAATTTATCGCCATGCCCGGTGGGCTGGATTATTCCCGCGCCATTGTGGTGGCTTCCGTGAAAGAAGCACCAATCGGCATTGAGGCCATCCCGGCACGCGTGACTGAATATCTCAACAAAGTGTTGACCGAAACCGATCACGCTAACCCGGATCCGGAAATCGTGGAAATTGCCTGCGGTCGCTCATCAGCACCGATGCCGCAGCGCGGAACAGCAGAAGGAAAACATGGCGATGAAGAAAAGCAACAAACATCGGACACAATGGCTAATGAACAGGCAGCGCCTGAATCAGTGGAAGAAATTCCAGTTAAACATAATGAGGACACGCAATCACTGGAAAATGTCTCATCTGTAGAAACGAAATACCAGGAACTGAGGGAGGAACTCAATAAAGCCAGGGAAAACATCCCCCCAAAAAATCCAGTCGATGCCGACAAATTACTGGCTGCCTCGCGTGGAGAATTCGTTGAAGGCATCAGTAACCCTGCTGATCCGAAGTGGGTGAAGGGGATCCAGACTCGCGACACTGAGGACCAGAATCAGCCCAAAGTGGAACAAATTGCCCCAGAAGCGGGACAAAACAGCCCGGATACGCAACAAAACGGGCCAGAAGAGCAACAGCCAGGGCCAGTAATGCAACAGGAAGTGGAAAAGGTTTGCACCACATGCAGTCAGAACGGTGGCGGCCATTGCCCTGACTGTGGTCCAGTAATGGGAGATGAAACTTACGCTGAAACTTTTGGAGAAAATGACGCCGCTGATGGAGAAGACTCAGCACAAACTGAGGAGAAGATCATTCAGGAAAACTCTGTTGATGCCGCTCAGGAGGGCGAAACCGTTGTTCAGAACGAGCCAGGCAGTGATACGTCCGGCGATGACGCCAATTCTGAGCCAGTAACTCTCGACTGGAAAAGACAGCTCGTGATTGCCGCCGTCTATGGTTTGTGCGCCAACCCCGCATGTATAGCCACAGCGCCAGCAATCCCTGATATCGCCATCATGATTGCCAACAGGCTTGAAAATTTCGAAGGTGATAAATCATGAATGCCTGGCTTATCCCCGATCGCATTGAAGAGCAGTCATGGGCACGACACTACCAGCAAATTGCCCGTGAAGAAACTGAAGCTGAGCTGGCAGACGACCTGGAAAAAGGTCTGCCCCAACACCTGTTTGAATCGCTATGCATCGATAATCTGCAACGTCACGGGGCCAGCAAAAAAGCTATTTCCCGTGCATTTGATGACGATGTCGATTTTCAGGAACGCATGGCAGAACACATCCGCTACATGGCTGAAACCATCGCCCGTCACCAAATTAATATTGATTCAGAGGTATAAAACGGATGAGTACAGCACTCGCAACGCTGGCAGGGAAGCTGGCTGAACGTGTCGGCATGGATTCTGTCGACCCACAGGAACTAATCACCACTCTTCGCCAGACGGCATTTAAAGGTGATGCCAGCGATGCGCAATTTATCGCATTGTTGATCGTCGCCAACCAGTACGGCCTTAATCCCTGGACGAAAGAAATTTACGCCTTCCCTGACAAGCAGAACGGCATCGTTCCGGTGGTTGGCGTTGATGGCTGGTCCCGCATTATCAATGAAAACCAGCAGTTTGATGGCATGGACTTTGAGCAGGACAATGAGTCCTGTACATGCCGGATTTACCGCAAAGATCGCAATCACCCGATCTGCGTTACCGAGTGGATGGATGAATGTCGCCGCGCACCATTCAAAACCCGCGAAGGCAGAGAAATCACCGGACCGTGGCAGTCGCATCCCAAACGGATGTTACGGCACAAAGCCATGATTCAGTGTGCTCGCCTGGCCTTCGGATTTGCTGGCATCTATGACAAGGATGAAGCCGAGCGTATTGTCGAAAATACTGCATATACTACAGAACGTCAGCCGGAACGCGACATCACCCCGGTTAACGAAGAAACCATGTCGGAAATTAACGCCCTTCTTACTTCCATGGAAAAAACGTGGGATGACGACCTGTTGCCGCTCTGTTCCCAGATTTTTCGCCGCAACATTTACACATCTTCAGAACTAACACAGGCTGAAGCTGTGAAGGTTCTTGGATTCCTGAAACAGAAAGTCACAGAGCAGAAGGTAGCAGCATGACACCGGACATTATCCTGCAACGTACAGGGATCGACGTGAGAGCTGTCGAACAGGGGGATGATGCGTGGCACAAATTACGGCTCGGCGTCATCACCGCTTCAGAAGTTCACAACGTGATAGCAAAACCCCGCTCAGGAAAGAAATGGCCTGACATGAAAATGTCCTACTTCCACACCCTGCTGGCTGAGGTTTGCACCGGTGTGGCTCCGGAAGTTAACGCTAAAGCGCTGGCCTGGGGAAAACAGTACGAGAACGACGCCAGAGCCCTCTTTGAGTTCACTTCCGGCGTGAATGTTACTGAATCCCCGATCATCTATCGCGACGAAAGTATGCGCACCGCTTGCTCTCCCGATGGTTTATGCAGTGACGGCAACGGCCTTGAACTGAAATGCCCGTTTACCTCCCGGGATTTCATGAAATTCCGGCTCGGTGGTTTCGAGGCCATAAAGTCGGCTTACATGGCCCAGGTGCAGTACAGCATGTGGGTGACACGAAAAGATGCCTGGTACTTTGCCAACTATGACCCGCGTATGAAGCGTGAAGGACTGCATTATGTCGTGGTCGAACGGGATGAAAAATACATGGCTGGTTTTGACGAAATGGTGCCAGAGTTCATCGAAAAAATGGACGAGGCACTGGCTGAAATTGGTTTTGTATTTGGGGAGCAATGGTGATAGCCAGTAGCAACGAGGTGCAAATGATATGACAATTAAGGAATACTACCGGTGTTCGTTCTAATCCAGCGCGGGCAGTCTTTCGTCGATGCCAACAACTATCCGGTTGAAGTCTGCAAAATCACTCTGACGCAGGTAATCTTCCGCAGGCTGGATGGGAGAACCAGAGCCGCTTCAATTAGCGCATTTAATGCAGAATTTGAGCGAATCGATCACAACGAACTACACATGATTAAAGCAGAAATTGAGAAGGAAAAGCATATTGCCAGCCTTCGAAAAATGCGCCGCATATCAATCAACTGACAACCGCCTTCGGGCGGTTTTTAATGGCGAAAATATGGATTCACACAGTATCACCCTCAAAGAGGCCTGTAAGTTTCTCAAGATATCAAGGCCAACAGCTGTTAACTGGATACGAACGGGCCGACTACAGGCAACCCGAAAAAATTCTTCCGGTAAAAGATCACCTTATCTCACAACCCGGCAAGCCTGCATTGCAGCACTTCATTCACCGCTGCATACTGTCCAGGTGAGCGCGGGTGATGGCATAACAGAGGAAAGAAAATGTCACTCTTCCGCAGAGGTGAAATATGGTACGCCTCGTACTCGCTCCCGGGCGGGAAGCGAATTAAGGAGTCTCTTGGCACAAAGGACAAGCGGCAAGCTCAGGAGTTGCACGACAAGCGAAAAGCAGAACTCTGGCGAGTAGACAGACTGGGGGATATGCCAGATGTCACTTTCGAAGAAGCCTGCCTGAGATGGCTTGAGGAAAAAGCCGACAAGAAATCCATCGATTCCGATAAATCCAGAATCGCATTCTGGATTGAGCATTTCGAGGGAATAAGGATTAAGGATATATCGGAGGCAATGATCTACTCAGTTATCAGCAAAGCGTATAACCGAAAAACAAAGGAGAGATGGAAGTTGCAGGTGGAGGCTGCATTAAGAAAAGGGAAAGAACCACCAGCCTATATACCTAAATCGGTGAGCACGCAAACAAAAGCAACACACCTGGCAATGATCAAGGCTATTCTGCGCGCCGCAGAGCGAGACTGGAAATGGCTTGAAAAAGCACCTGTAATCAAAATACCTGCCGTAAAAAACAAACGCGTGAGATGGCTGGAAAAAGAAGAAGCCAGGAGACTCATTGATGCATGTTCTGATCCCCTGAAATCTGTAGTTAAATTTGCACTGGCAACTGGCCTGAGGAGATCAAACATTATTAATCTGGAGTGGCAACAAATCGATATGCAGCGACGTGTTGCCTGGGTAAACCCTGAAGACAGTAAGTCAAACCGCGCTATTGGGGTCGCACTGAATGACACTGCCTGCAAGGTGTTGCGTGATCAAATAGGCAAACATCACCGCTGGGTGTTTGTTTATACCACTGCTGCCAGAAGGCCTGACGGGACAATGACACCAAGCATCAGAAAGATGCGCCTGGACTATAACACATCGTGGTTAACAGCATGTCGTCGGGCAGGAATTGAAAATTTCCGTTTTCATGACCTCCGCCATACCTGGGCCAGTTGGTTAATTCAGTCAGGTGTACCACTGTCAGTACTTCAGGAAATGGGCGGCTGGGAGTCTATCGAAATGGTGCGTAGGTACGCACACCTTGCACCTAATCATTTGACAGAGCACGCGAGGAAAATTGACGACATATTGGGTGACGATGTCCCAAATTTGTCCCACCCTGAGGTTTTTGAGGATGCAAAGAAAGCATAA